GATATTCAATATCTATTTGATGTGCCGCTTAATTGGAAGCGAACTACTGATCAATCCAGACAATTATGCGAACTGCTGGAATCCCATATTTGTATATCCACGAGTAAAAAACACCATTGGGTCTTTAAGAAGATTTAACTAAATCTCTTCTATGGTATTTGCCAGCAATATTACCATTATAAAACTTATCAGATTCCAAAACCTCAAACACCATCTGATATTTTAATTCATAATATGACATTTGTTTTTTACTAAAACATAGTTGAATTATATTTTTTTCTATTAAATCACCGGCATCAATATCCTTGTTCAATTCATCACATGAACCTGTATATTCTCTCCAACCACTATCCTTGACAACAGTTCGCTTTCTTTTACCACCCTTCAGAGGTTTTAATTTCCTTGTGCTAGATAATATTTTCCGACCAATATATGATTTGTTTTTTATTAAATTGTCTATGCGATAGATAAAACCTATAGTTCCTGTTGGAAAATCTTCAACTGAAATCATCGGTCTTTGTTGATACATCCATTCGCACATAAGTTTGTTACTTATTACAGATATTTTCCATATGCAGAACTTTGTTTGTTATCAAAGTTTGCTTTTGCATGTGCATCAACATCATCGGTTTTGACATATATTTCGGTCGTCGGCCCTTCAACTTTACCTACTGGTGAAGAGTCTCCCAGAATTTCGTTCAAATCAAATGCTGATTTTTCGGGCACCACATTTTCTTCATAACTATAGTCAAAGCGTTTACAGTCCAATTTATATACATAATGACCACCAAGAAAATCAACGGGGTTGATTGTATCCGATCTTTCGGTCACTGTGAATAATCTTTCGGTTTGTCTCAGTGGTCTATCACATGCAGATTGATCAATTAAAAATACATCACCCGGAAGAGGGAACATTTGACTTAAATCAGTGTCTCCCCATATTCGTTCGAATTCTCTGATTGGAATATAGACCGTTAGTTCCTCATTTGATTGAAATCCAAATTTTGAGAAAAATGCACCATATTGTTTAAAGTCCACGACGGCCTTCATTTTTCGTGCATAATGATAGCCACTATGTTCCTCACCGTATATAAAATTATGTTTTTTGAAATCATATTTTACTGGTTGATATGTTATGGTCATACCAAATGCATTAGCATATTCCGCAATTTGTTTATGATGGGCTTCTCTTGCTAAATTGTTCTGACATGTAGGAAAATAAAGATTTTCAGTATTCCTGGTTATAACATTACTAGGATTGAATACAAAAGTTGGTTTTTCTGGTTTAAATTCAAAACCCTGTAAGTTATATGCCACATTTATATTTAATAAATATCAGTGTGCAGGAATACAATTACAACTCTGAGATATGGACGAACTTATTGTTTTTTGAACAAGCATTTGATGATACATTGGTTAAACGTTATGACCAAGAAACAAAAAAAGTTTTACACTCTATTAGAGTGAATTATCAATATGGACCTAAACAACGTATTCTAGCTGATTTACAAAATAATACGGACACTATCAAACTTCCTGTTGTGGCGGTCACTATGACAGGTGGTGGGCGTGATAATAACCGAATTAAGGATAAATTAGCGACTATAAATTATAAAACTGTTGATGGTCAATATATTTCTCTACAAGCAATACCATGGAATATTGAGGTTGATCTTACTATATTAGGAAAAAATCAGGAAGACATTGATCAAATAGTTGGTAATTTTGCAACCGTATGTAATCCATACATAGTTTTTTCATGGAGAGAACCTAAGAGTGGAAGGGAAGTCCGATCAAAAGTTGAATGGGATGGGCAAGTAAAATATAATTATCCTACTCATGGTGGTGATATGAATCCTGACCAAAAGTGGAGACTTGAAGCAACCGCCCATTTTACAATTGAAACTCATTTATATAGAACGGCAGTTGAAAATGATGTTCCTATATGTTCAATCAATTTGGATGTCATTCCGACAAATTCGTTTTATTGCGATACCTCCTATTTGTCTGCATATGCGGCAAACAATGAAAAAGATAGTTTTGTTATATCTGGTATTCCGCAACTACGTTGGGTGGATAATTATTATCTAAAAACTGGTGATAGTCCGGTTATTACTGTTCAAGGTGATGGGTTCAACAACACCTTTGGTCTATTTGTGTCCGGTAGTTCGCCCGATATGTATCCGCTAACAAAATACTATCCAATAAGTGGATCAACCGAATATTTTTATGGATATGAAGTCAATGAGTTTGAATCTCCTAATTCAACACAAATAACATTTACTTTACCACCACCATCAGCCATTGGTTTCTGCGATATTATTGCGGTCAATTCTTGTGGATGGTCTAAATTAACGACCGATGCAAATAGGTGTAGTCGGATGTTGAATCCGTATCCAACTGAATTACCAGATCATTATTCTTGGTGTGTAGAACAATATCCATATCTAAATGGATTAATTGTTTCAAATAACTTAAATGACAATCTAGAAATCTCGTGTGAAGAAGATATTATTGTGGTTGAAAACGATGTGATAGCCAATTAAATAATTTATAATGGCATGTGGACAACAGATAGTTATAAAAAGACCGAATCATCAGCATCTTCATACTGATATTACGGACTTTGATTCGTCTGTGAATGTGATCATTAATCAGACTATCCTTAATAGTGCATCCGCCAACTGGAATTCAACCTTTAATACCGTTTGTGCATTATCTTCTGATTGGGCGACAGGTGGAGGAACTTATATGGATAGGTTGTCTGCTGGTGCATATCAGGCTATTTTAGATGAAACTAGTGGCCAGTTAATTATACCAAACCAATTAACATTAGGTATAGAAGATTCATATTTTAGAACTGATGATTCATTTGGGCTGGTGGTAGGTGGCGAAGGTCGTGATATTCTACTTCGCCCAAATGGTTCTGAAGGTAACGAATTTATATTTGGACAGGATAACACCTTGACCTTCCCAGACGGTAGTGTTCAATCAACAGCATTCACCAATAGTTTTGTTCATCTTTCTGGTGATATAATGACAGGCGGACTGTCCGCACCGTTTCTATCGTGTAACACCTTGTATGTCGGTGCCAGCACAATATATTTTGTTGACTCCAATGGAACAATCATAAATTCATTGAAGTTTTCTGATGTAGATCATTTAAATTCTGTGTTTTCGACCACAAGTTCGACCAGTGCCGTATGGACAAAATTTTCTACCATATCTGCCAGTGTTATTCTGAATGGTGGCAATCTAGGTATTACTGAAATTGGATCTCTTGACTCACAGACGGTTCTGATGGCTGGCGGAGAACAATTTTTAGAATTAGATCACTTAGATGGAACTATAAAAATATACGACAAAGCCATTATACCTTATAGTGGGACACTTGCAGTATATGGAACATTAACATCAACCAATTTTCTTGCTGATTCGGTTAGTGCAAATAATTCGGTAGTTATTGGAAATCAATCAATAGAATCGACCGATGTTATAAAATGGGATTCCTCTTATACATCCACTAATAATAATAGTGCAAATTGGTCAGATGCATTTAATTATGTCGATGCAAACCGCTATGCACATGAAGTTGATTCTATAGCTGATACTGTTCCTATTAGAGACGGTGATGGAAGTCTCTATGCCACTATTCACCGGTCAATTATTCCATCATCTGATTGGACTCACATGCTTGGGGCACCAGCCCTATCGGTAGACAATGATGTATTACAATCATTCTATAGTATTAGACCAAAAGAACAGAGCGTGGGTAATATCACACTATATTGGCCCACAACAAACGGAACACTGTTGATAGATGCAAGTGCTAATTCATGGAATAACACATCAACTATTGTTCAAACTAACAGTTCCCAATGGTCAGACACCACAAATACAATATATGATTCTGTTTATACCACGGTCAACGAAAATTCTGCATTTGTTTGGAATTATCAAGGAAATGATGTAAAATCTTTAACTTCTAACTATGAAGATATTTCTACCACCGTGAAAAGCAATTCATCACAGTGGTCTCAGATGGGAATTGTGGTTGAGAGCGACCCTATTTTTACCACATGGGCAAATTCAAATAGTGCTAATTTCCAATCTGTATACTCTGTGGTAGGTGCTAATTCTGCTAATTGGGATTATCAAGGAAATGATGTAAAAACACTTACCGCAAATTATTCCAGCAACTATACTATAGTTAACACCAATAGTTCAAATTGGAATAGTGTATATACAAGTTTTAATAATCAGTCTGCATCAAACGCAAATATTAATACAATAGTTCAAAACAATAGTTCTACTTGGGCAATCGATTTGGATGATGCGTCCGTCAACAGTTTTGTTTTTTCTAATAGTGCAACTATATTAAATGTAAATTCTGTTATGCAATCTGTATCTTCAACCTGGGGTGGAGGTGGTGGCGATTCTACTGTTGATACATTTGTATATAATAATTCTGCTACAATACTTAACGTCGATAGCATTGTGCAATCAAATAGCGCAACGCTATGGAATTATCAAGGAACAGATGTCAAATCCTTAACCAGTAATTGGCAAAATACGTATACGACGGTAAACTCTACTTCTTCAACGTGGGGAGCGGGTGGCGGGGGAGCGGCCACCTGGGAATTACTGGCCACCAATGTCATTTCCTCAACCGTTACCACAGTGGATTTTGTGGGTTTGACTGGCCACCGTAAATATATGTTTTCTTTTGAGGGAGTGTATGGTGGGGTTAATGATACTTTGTATTTGAGGGTATCAGACAACAATGGATCGACGTGGATCACCAGTGATTATATGTGGGCGATAGAACCCATCGGGACATATAACCCTGTTAAAAATGACTCTGATACAGCCTCAAAACTATCTCACTATCTAGAACAATCGAAGGCTAGAGGATTATATGGTGATATAATTATAGTGGGCGCAAACGATGCAACTCTACACACGACATACACCGGAATAATAAATCAGTGGGCAGCAGGACAAGTCGGAACTCACTATCCTATAACTATTGCGGGGAGACATAACGGATTATCCGCCATAGATGCAATCAGGTTCATCGCAACGGGTCCTAGTGGTAATATAAACGGTGGAAGTATTCGAGTATATGGATGGAATGAATAATATGTATAACAAGTCAATAACAGATTTAATATCAGGTAAAACCGTCGTAGTGAAACTATCAGACGAGGAGCTTAATATTATTAAAGATTATAATATAATGGATAATACTCCAACAAATAGAAAAATTTGGACTGGAGTGGCAGACTTCTGGAATGAATTTTCTACAGAAGAACAATATAGTATTATTAATAGTGATATACCAACTATTAAAATATTGGATCGAATGTTAGTATTGTGGCGAGGTGATGTATGGAGTGACGATGTTCGGGTTCAGCAAGGACTCCAGACATTATTGGACGCAAAAATATTAACCCCGTTGCGCATAGAGGAAATAACTAATCGTGGCTAGAATTTATTATATACTGTGCAACGATTGTTATATGTTGAGAAATAAGTGACTATCTCTCCCATCCCGCTAGATCATTTAGTTTATCAATGTCTTTTTGCTCAACTGCTTTTTCAATAGTAGCAGCCTCTTTTTTTTCTTCTTTTTTCAATTCTTCTATTTTTATAGACTCGATTTTTCGTTGATGAAAAACATTTACTAGGGATTTTATGGAGGTCCATATAGTAATTATGGTGGTTATAACCGCTTGGAAAATATTTGCCATATCAATAAATATTATTTAATCTTATGCCAGATCTTCCACTATGGTTTACCAATATTCTCTCAGTGCTGGAATTCATAATAGCAGCAATAACCGTCTGTGGATTTTTATACGGCGGTTTTATCTGGATTATACGTCCGATCAAAAAACTTATTGCCGATGCAAAAACCAATGCTGATCAAAATACTAAGATAATAAAAATATTGGACGAAAAAATAATTCCGTTTATAGATCGAATGGATCACGATTTTTCTCCCAACTCGGGTAAGAGTATGAGAGACTGTATTGATCGTATAGATGATTCTATAAGATTGGGTGAACTTCGTAGTAAAATGATTTCAAATAGTTTGGTATCAACCGGCACATACGAATGTGATGCAGACGGAAATTGGACATGGGTCAACAATGCACTGGTTGAGATGTTTGGGATGTCTAAAGATGAAATGCTTCATCAAGGCTGGTTGATGGGTGTCAAACACACAGAAAGGCAACATGTGTGGGAACAGTGGCACATTGCAATTAAAAATGATATTCCATATGAAGCAGAATATACGGTTGTGAATCAGAAAACTAGAGTTGAATCAAAAGTCCGGGTTACTGCGGTCGCTCATAAAAATTTGGATGGACAGGTTCTGGGATTTTATGGATCTCTTTTACCAATTTAATCTTTTTAGTTTTTAATAAATTAGAGTCCGATTTTACTTTTCGATTTTTATCTTCTACTAATAGTAGTGTTGTGAAGCCGCACATAGTAGATATTACTTATTTTTGACTTTTTCTTTTTAATGCAGCAAGGCGACGTTTGCGCATTATTTTATGATATAATTTACAATTTTCGTAGGCTTCGGTTCCTTTTTTATGTGCTTTTGCACATCTTTTAAAATCAAAGGTTCCATCTGTTCTCCAAAAATATAGACGCCTAATACCAGTAGAGTATGGGTTGCGAATACACTTGGTATATCGGAATGATTCATGGTCACTTAATTGAGTAGTGGTTGGATGCGTGCATTTCTGTGCTTCTGTCAAAATTTCTTGCACAAGTTTATCAAATTCTGGAGTCATGTGATTTATTTACAAATAATAGAACAATCAAAACGGACGTAGGCAACGGTTAGAAGGCTATCGACATTTCCCGCTAAGTGTGCATGAACGTTTGGTCAATCAAAACTGTATATTTAATATACAATTTAAGGTTGAATATATGTTTTAAATTCTGTAAAGTCATTATCCAATACCATACATACTTGCATACCCAATTGTTTATCAGCCAAAAAACCAAGATGCGGGCTCTGAATAGAAAAATTTCTCTCTCAATTCTTCCATTAATTTTTCTATTCGGGCCGTTCCTTGTTGATATAGTGCATCACCATTCAAAGTTTGACCAGAATATAATGTGGTATTACCATACTTACTTCTGATCATTCCTATGGTTTGCATTGCAGCAGCCAACACATATTCTTTAATCCAATATTCAGACAACATTTCTTCAACTGGTGGTTCAAGTTTTACACCCACAATATATGCTTGACGACCCATGTTTGTTGACATCGTAGAATATGCACAACATGTATCATCAGAGGATGTTGCAAGAGGTTCAGGATGAATTCTCAGATATTGGGTCTTTGGATTAAACGAATACGAAACATATCGCAACATTTTCCTAGTGTGCTCAATAAACGATCTGGCCATGTGATAGGTAGTTAAATTAAATCCGCCTGGATGGCCAAAATTACGTTGGCCCTGTAAATCATATCCAAATACACTACCCATCAGTGCATAATCAAAATTAAAGAGAACATCACCGCCCGACCCACCAAAAAATCCACCACCTGCACCAGACACATCATCTGCTGCAAAAACACCATGAACTTTTCTTTTTCTTAGTAGATAATCATCATAATTTGCAGAAACAGTGGTCGAAACGGTTCCGATAAAAGTTGTTTCCAGTTGTTTACAAAAACTTACATCTACTTTTATACGTTCTGGTGTGTGTCTAATACAATCTGAATATGCAGAATTATAATAAGTCATGGTAAAACCATTATTATCCCAACCACATCTTTTGCCAGTTGCTTCTTCAGGTAGAGTATAATCTATAAAGAACTGAACATCATCCATATACATTGGACCATTGGTTGAAACCGCAGTGTTACAGATGACAAAACTTGCGATAATCCCATCGTTAGAAATCAATGGAATACTACCATTAACAGTGCAAGAAGGAATACCGTTCAATCTCACATGTGTTGCACGACTGATATCCAGTGCAGATAAATCATATATCACTCCATCTGTTCCAGATACTACACTTCTATAGGTTTCAAAATAATATGAAGATGCAGTATCATTGTAAGTTGATAGCATAGAACAATTACAATTACATTCCGAACAAAACTGTGTAAAATATGATGAAATTGCAGAAAAATTTGATGCACTAGTATATACACTAACCGATGAAATAGGAATAGATGTCAGTGAATAATTCCAAGTTGGACTAATCCCGTATTGACCTGATAGTGCCGAACATGAATTTATTAAATCCGTATTACAATTTGGATAGATATATCCAATACCATGACCTATATCTACACATGCAGTTCGTGCAGGTCCAACTTTCTGATCTTCAGAATAAAATACATCAATATCATAATAGTCAATCGGAATAGCAGTTAATTCGGACCCCATTGTTGATAACGGAACAGCAGACAGAGGAAAACCTGTATAGGCAGATATTGCTGATGTATAGGATGTTAATGTAGAGTCTGATAGAAAATCAAATACGGTGCTAGATAACACATAATTTGATGACAATTGGTAATATTGTGAACTAACAGGATTGATCGTAATACAATCTGCCTGACATACATCAGTTGCCGTCCATGGATTTTTTGGATCAAAATAAAGATAAATATATTGACCTGATACGCCAGAAAATGGGAGCGATAACGGATCGTTTACATTATATGTGGTCGGATATACGAATGGTGTGGTTGATAAATATGCGGTCTTTGTCTCAATCAGATCACAGGATGTTATTGAAGACGTGACGGTATCTACAACTGTAGTTGTGATACAATGTAAATCAGAACATCCATACGTTATTAGATCATCTAGCTTAACACCGCATCCGTTTTTATAATCATCTGATGTAAAAACCAAATATTTTTCTTCTGCATTTCCGCCCCATTGACTAAAATTTTCTAGTGCATCCCGAATAATTTCTAACCAAAGTCCATCAGTAAGCTCGTCATCTTGTATCGGAAAACCCAGTCTTGACTTGGTTCTGAATACCAAGTCTGAAATTGTGGTAATTGCAGGACTAAGATATGTAGAGGCTAATAGATTTTCAGACACATCTGTTATTTAATTACCTGATTGATATCGTTTGCAATAGCCTGGAGCAAAACTTTTAAATTCTTTTGATCCAATTTTTGTGCAACCACATCACCATAAAAGGTTTTGTATAGATTGACTAATGATGTTAGTGCAGCTTTTGCTTCTGGGGTTTCTAGTTCCTTTACTTTTGTTGCATCAATTATATTTTGAAGAGCATCAGGTGTAAGATTTTCGTTTAATGCAAATACAGAGATTGTGTCTGCTAACACAATAAAATATTTTTTAGTCTCCGGTTTTTTAGTGACAGCCAACCCAACTGCGGACGGTAAAACAGCATTTACTACTGCAACTGCTTGGGTCGGATTGAATTGTGTGGTTGTTGTGCAAGAGGAAAGTCCTAGAACAAAGATTAAAGAAAGTATGAGTTGTTTCATAAACGATATTTAGTTTATTTTGGTGGCGCAGGTGCATTTCCTGGTGATGTATCAGGTGTAGCATCAGTTTGAGTAGGCGTATCGCTCGTATCAGATTCAGGTTTTCCAAAATCAGGTAATGTATCACCACCTCCACCACCGGGTGCAGGTAATGAGCCTCCTCCGCCCATACCACCTAGGTCACTTTCTACACCTTCAGCTTCTTGCCGTAGTTTATCTCGATAGTCGCTACCATTAGTTTCTATTTGTGCCAATTCATGACGATGTGCAGCATCAATTCTACGCATTGCCGCATTTTGTAATATTTCAGAATCTGTCCAATCCAGTAGCCATTTTTGTAGATATGTTGCACTCATGTTTTGATCGGCCACCATACTATTATATAGATCCATTTTCTGTTGCAACATCTGTTGTTTTCTTAGTGCAAAGAAATTACTGGGTGGAACGAACGAAACATCAAAATCTTCTTCTCGTAATTTGTATTGGTCCCACCAAGACGTATTATCTTCTTCCAATTCTTTAAGTTCTGTTCTATAATCTTCTACAACTTGTTCAATGTTCGCAAGTTCTTCAACCAACAGGTTTTTCTTATTTTTGATTGCCTCAACAATAAGTGGATCACCACCAGTTGCTTCCAAAATTATTTGGTCTTCCAGTGCAATCAGGTCGGACCTAAATTGATCTTGTTTTTCACGTAATTGTGTAATACTTTTTGCAAACTGTTCTCTTTTTTCTGACAGTGCCTTATCTACAGATTCGGATAAAATATCATAATAATCCCATGCCTTATTAGTAAAATTATCAGTATAAACCTGATTAATACCCATACTATTAAACACGTTTTTACCATTTTTATCTTTTACATCAGTAGGAACCGCAATAGAGGTCACACCCATTTTTTTTGCCGCATCTAATATTTTTCGACCTTTTAATCTTAGGTGTGTGATAAAAGATTTTTTAAATGCTTCTGCCCAACGAACTTGCATCTTAATCAATTCTTGTGCAAATTTTAATTCTTCTCTAGTTATTGCCTCTCCGTCTGAGAATGCCGAATCACTGTTCAGACGACTAAGCGGAACAGACAGTGATTTATATAATTTTTGAACGAAATAGTTAAGGATTTCTAAGTTACCCATTGTTTGGGCACCACCACCAATAGATTGGACAGTTGATGCTTCTTGACCTTGAGGATGCGCAAACCAAAAATTGTCATTCATTGATTGTGGATCATACACATTTTCTATCTGACCTGATTTAGAAATCGTTTTTTTGGACCAAAATTGGGCCATCATACGTTTGACATATTGTTCGGCTTTTTGTGCAGGCAAACTGCCGGTTGCAATATTAAATACCAGTCGTTCTGGGGCACGAACTAGCATGTAGATGACTGTTGCATCCTCGATCAGAGAAAGCTGTGTATATGGGCCGTGGGCGACTGCAATAGGCGGCACTCTAAACTTCCTTCCACTTGCTTCCCAGTCATTATTATAGATATAGGTAACTTGCTGATCATTCAGGAAAATCAGTTGTTGCATATTTGGTTGTCTGCCCGTTGAATATGCATATTTTCCAGTCTGAAAAGGATACTCATCTTGAATTTTATTTCTAAGAATAAAACTGTCGATCAGTTCATTATCTATATCGTAGTATAGAGGATCAATCCGATCTGCACCAATCCGAGTAGTTCCGATGATACCCAATTCTGGTTTTTTTGCACTCACAATATTTTCCCAAAATAATTCACCTTCAGTCGTATAATCCAGTGCAAGTTGATTACCTTTTTCTTTTAACTTAAAATTATATAAAAATGATTGAAATTCTTTTTCAATCAATTCTTTTATCTGTTCATTATATTCACCATTTAGTTTTCCTTTAATTATTTCTCCCCGATCATCCTTGGTAAAAAATTCGTTTGCAATTTCTTTCAGGGCTTGTTTCACTTCAGGATATGCTGCCATTGTTCGATAGGTTTTCAGCCGACGATTTTTATCCTCCGAATTGGAATTATACATCAGTTGATGATAATAAACATTTGGAATTCGACCGCCAGCAACCGTATGTTCCATATGGTGATCATATTCTGATGCAACGGATAACCGATTTATCTTTTTGTCTTTTGTCAAGCCCGGTTGTGCAAAAATATCAAATTTGTTATTGATTCTCTGTGTTTCTGAATCTCCAAATATTGCACGGGCAAATGGTAGAGAAGTAAGCGTTTTATCTATTGCGGACATTATGGATAATATTTATGAAGCCGAATAAAAGAATCAATAAATATCACATATGCAATCATTCCGGAATTATTTCTATCAAACTTTTTTAGAAAGTGTTGATATTGATATACAGTATTTTGATGCGGTTAAGAATCGAGACGAACAGACTTTGAGAAAGTTGGTTAATCAAAAAGCGGTAGAAAATGGGTATAATATTGGTCCTGTTTATCATGGAACCAGAGGTCATTTTAATAAATTTGATATAAAATCAAATCGAAGAGATGAAGGTGATTACGGAAAAGGTTTCTATTTCACAAACAATAAAAATGCTGCAAATATATATGGTGATACCGCCAATCATGTCAACGGTAAGCACCGACTATTAACAGTTGTCTTGAAAATGGCCAACCCTTTGGTTGGTGAGTGGCAAGATATTATAAGAATCAAAAACAAACAATATCCCATCAGAGGCGAAGAATTGGCCAAACACATTAAATATATGCATTTTGATGGTGTTATCATCACGGATACAACTTTTCCTAAAACAAAAGAATATGTCATTTTTGATAATATGAACATTAAACTATACGATAATATCACCGAAGATGATAATGGGGAAATTATACCACTATCTAAAAGATTTGATTGTTCTACAGATGATATAAGATTTTAATCAAAAACAATTTCGTTTAGTTGCGTATGAACTGGACTGATCTTTGGTAACAGTTTTTTAATTGTGTTCGCAATTGTTAATTGTGTTTGTTCATCCTGGATCTGAAGATTTCTGATACGGATATTATATTTGTTTGATTTATGTCCTTTATAGCGATTCAGATGGTAAGATTCAATTTCTTCCATTCGCATTGTTTTTGGAGTCGTCATAAACCAAGTCATGTCAAACCATTTAGTCCAATATAAATTTCGGGACAATGCACGTATTTCATATGAATCTAATGTTCTATTGTATATGCGAAGATCATTGATTTTACCAACAAAATAACCTTCGTTATTCAACGACCGCTCAACATTTCTGGCACCAAGTTTTCCTGAATGGCCACCCAAAATAAAAGGACTGACTTTTGATCCATAATCTATAAAGTATATTCCGTTGGTAATACTTTGGGCAACTTGCACACCATTGATATATAGTGTTAGATATGTATCATCATTTTTGATTTGATGGGTAAATGATAGGTGGTTCCAACCTTGTAATAATTTAGGGGAACTATGAACTTGAATTATCTTTTTGTTTGCCCCACATGTCAGATTGACTTTCAACGATATTGCAGGATTCGCAGATGAAATAATTTTGTTATCAACAACCGAATATTTTCTCTTTATATCATAATTGGTAAAATCACCATGAACATTGATAATAAAATCCTGACATACACGCAAGTTGACCACATCTTTCAAATTAATTCTTTTTAATATTTTACCATCAGTATTGACGGCCATCACATAATTATTTTTGTTAAAAACAATCCATAGTGTATCATAATCTGTTTTACCATTATCATTTTTAACAAATCCCATTTCTTGAGAATAATCTGTAATACCGGTAGGTATATCATATACCAGATCAAATTTCTTAAAGCCCAAACTATCTATTTTTAATAATCTGTTTTTCCTCAATATATAGATATTATCTTCCGAATCTAATTTTAGTGCCGAACTTCTTTCTCCTATGTGATAGAACAATACATTATTCTTATATAGATTTGCTCCATTAATTTTCAAAATATTATTCTGACTATCGACCGCCAGATGATCACCATAATCCTTTACTAATATGTTATCCAAATCAAAGGTAAAAGTATTATATGTCGTTGCAGATGAACTATAGATTAGTTCACCATCCAAACTAAAACCTGAAATTCGGGGGCTCGTAGTGTCGTTAAAAATATATAGCTGATTAGCTTCATTAACTTCCATTCGTGTAATATTTGCGGTCGATGGTAGGTCAATAACTTGTTTAATAATATCATCGGTCTCTAATTGATATATTTTCTTATTAACTGAATCATACACCCATCTGACACCAAACATATCGGTGGTGATTAACTCAAGTTTAGCCGAATTTAGTGACAAGGACTGGGTGATAGATTTTTCAAATACTTTAATCCCTCTTGGATTGAAACCATAAATCATTCCACTTTCAGTTGGAAGAGTTAATAGATTTGAATTTGCACCCGTGTTATAAAATAGTCCATAACCTTCTCCGTTAGAAAAGTTACCAAAATATTGGGTGTCAATTCCAGAATCCCATTTATCCTGATATACCCACATACTGACCGTCATATCATTTTTATCATGTAATTCGGCGGTTGGTGGAATATGATAATGTGTTGTTCCGTCTAAATTTGCTTCATCATATAATTCTTCAGAAATCGGGGAAACCGCAAATATATCAATATTATTATATTTCATTCTATTTGTCCATGAACTGACATTCAATACAGTATGTGCAGAAAGTGAATTAATATAATTCTTATTTCTTTCAGGTCCATGTCGAAGATATTGGGCTTTATTCTTGGGGTTTAAATTTTGAGATGCTGGCCTATCAACTACTGGATTGATGGCAGAGGTGGTGTTGACTAATGGAAGTAGTGCATTACCTTGGCTGATATTATTAGGATCATACCAACGTTCCATCCATGTATTTCCACTCAACCACATACAAAGAGGCAGACCATTAAAATTTTGGTCATTGAAATTCGTATCATATTGATCAATAAAGATCAGATCTGAATTAGCAGGACAATTTCCTTCATATGCACCATTTTTCTCAAAGCCCGCATTTTCTATTGAAACGGGTGTTACTTCAGGTGGGATAAAAAATTGAGTATAGTTATCTGATTTGAAAGTTAGTGGCGTTGCATTAGTTTCATATTGCAGAATGATATTTGAATTGGGTGCCTGATAAACCGCATTATATTCTCTACTAACAGTTGTCGAACTGATTTTGTTATAATCATATTCACCGTTCGTTCCTTGAGTGGATTTCAAAGGAATTACATTGTAATCAAATGTATCTTTGTATGGGGAAGTCAGCAGAAAATTGGTTTTGATCTGAGTGGTTGAACTGATGTCAACTGATTCATCATCTGTATAATAAACAAATTTATTTTTCAGACTGGTATCCAACCAATCAAAAGTTCGGGACTTGGTTAAGAAAGTAAGATTGTCATTTTCAACCGATATGTCTACCGTATCTTGTAGCGCATAATATTCTACATAATCAACCCCCTCAAATGAAGAAATTGCAGAAACAGCCGTGAAATTTCTGTCGGTGTTGAAAAACTGATAATCAATATTTTCAACTACTGATGAAAGGGGTGTAAGTGCAATGGCCGATAGAATCACAACAATTATTTAAGTGTAAGATTGTTCATTTTCTTCTTGACACATACCGTTAAGTAAAGTAACATAGACTATGAATGCAAACAATAAACTTCTAGCCAATGGAATAATATCGGTAGATTCGGAATACGGCGTGGATGATGTCGAAGCAGTAGAGGCAATGGACATAATTATACAAAGAACTAAATCAACTATCGCAGATTTTCAATATTTAATGGACATTTCCGTTACACAATAGTTAGATATTGTCCATCTTCGGTCAACAATCTAAATCCAGCTTCAGTAAGCAAATAAATATCTGGTTCTACTGGTTCTACTGGTGTGATGGTTTCATTCGTAGATGGCTTTAATTTAAACACCAGTATTTTCTTTTTGCCCGATTTTGAACCTGCGGCAATCAGTATTTTCTGGCCATTGTGATTAATGTATTTTTGAAAAATAATGGTTGAATTATAATCACCGTTTGTATTTTCTGCTGATAGAATACGAACATTCTCCAGTTCCAAACTGTCCTTTTTATAGATGAAATCCACATCAATATAATTTCGTTGAATAATAGAATTGACCGTTCTATTGGTTTTGAATATGAATCCCAGTCTATTATTTTTCTGATCAAACGAAATCAATGGTGTTTGGCCCGTAACTTTATCACCTTGTAAAAATGCCGTCCACTGTTCAAGGTCTTCATCAAAAGGATATAATTTTTTTAGAGTATGAGAATTTAAATCATACTTGTAAATTAGTGGATTATAAACATCTCCCACATGTGTTTGACCATCAATAGATTGAGTTAGGTTTGAACTAATCCATTGTAATCCACATATAAGAACTGCTTTCTCTTTTTCTAAAAAAATAGAATCTGCATAACAACTTCTGGTCGCATTATTTGGAGAAGTGGAATTGCTGTTTCCCCAATCTATAGTCAGTGGAATATTTTTTTGGTTCAATTCTGCCAAATCATAGTTAAAATCAAGTTTATATATGGTTAGAATATCATGTTTATCAACTTTGGTTACATGAAATAATGAATCATAAAATACTTGAATATTTTTTGTATAATCTGATGAAAGAGAAATCACTCTAACTATTTAGAATTTCATTCTTTCGTGTTGATGATATAATATTTTTTGATACTAATATATCAAGTCCATGGACAGTCAGATGATTATTAGATACTATCCTTTCTGCTGCCAAACACATCAGCAAAAAATATTCTACTTGTGGATCATCAGAATGCTTTACACTCAAAAGTTCGTCTTGTGTGAATTTACTAAGAAACGTTAGTGTTGTCCATGAAATATTATCCATAATTAATATGCAGCATTCCCTCCTTTATCATTTGTAATGCTTATACCAGTATTATAAGAGGTTCTGCCCAATGTCAGTGTTTCAGCAACCAATGTTGTAACCGCTCGAACATCACAGTTATCAAGACTGACTGAACCGCTTATTCCAGGGCTTCCGCCACCACCACTCCCGCCTCCAGCCGCAGTTGTCAACGAATCATAACCAATACAACCTGCGAGTGTTATTTCCCCACCGTGGCCACCGTTTGTCGATCCAATCATACTAGTTCCAGAGCCACCATATGCAAGTGCATTAACATACACATTTTGATTTCCATTGACTCTAATGACACCTCCATTACCACATGTATAGCTACCGCCATCAGTTTCATCAACATTTGCTCCAGTAGCGTTTAAAATTAGATATACATCACTGGCAATAACATATATTGCATTTGCAGATCCACCCCCGGCATCTGTTTCTGGTGGTTTTGCAGTTGAGATTGTCAGTGTGGTGAATGCATTGGAATTCATACGGCCACCGCAGCCACGAACCATCAATTTATCTGTGATATCTGTGTTAGATGATATGGTGAATGTCCCTATACCCAAATCTAGCACAAATGGAGTGCTGGTTGCCAAACCAGTGTTATATGCAACCTGTGCCGTCAAATACGGCTTGCCAACTGTTCCGTCCCCAGTAGAATCGTTACCAGTCGATCTGATATAAAAAACATTTGGATTACTTATTGTTCCGCCTGAACCCCAACTTGTTGCACTGTTTGATTGCACTGTAGTATATGTATTTTGCCAATTAGCAGTCAAACTTTTAACATCCGTTCCCTGATAATTCCAGGTCGTTGCAGAATTTGAATTTACTGTCGTATATACAGGACTAATTTTATCAATATTATAAGTAGCTGAATTTGACCAAACATAGGTGTTCATTGCACTGGCAGGCCAAGTAACAGTTGTTCCACTCAATGTTTGGGTGGTGTCTGACGGATCATATCCAGTAAAATATGATGCGGTCAAACTGTTGACTGTTTTTTTGGTAAGGCTTCCAATTGTAGGCATTTTCTATTATTTAGAACGAATGTATTTTTCCGTCAATGGTTTTCAAGTATAATTTAGAATACTTGGTTTCATTTTCTAATCTAGATTTAGTATCATCGTTAATCAAAAAA